AAAATACGTTGTATATATGTTGTCTATACGTTGTTTAAATCAAATGTTAATAAAGGTGTTTATATGGATTTTAGTAAATTAAAAAAACAATCAGGTTCAAATTTAGATAAATTAGCGAAAGCTGTTGAATCAATGTCTTCTAATAATCAAAATGATGATTCTAATGAATATTGGAAATGTGAACTTGATAAATCAGGTAACGGTTACGCTGTAATTCGTTTTCTTCCTACTCCTCCACAAGATGTTGAATCGGATGGTTTACCATGGGTTAAATATTACGATCATGGTTTCCAAGGTCCAGGTGGTTGGTATATCGAAAAATCATTAACTTCAATTGGTCTAGATGACCCTCTAGGTAAATACAATTCAGAATTATGGGAAACTGGTATTGAATCTAATAAAGAACAAGCCAGAAAACAAAAACGTAGATTACATTATGTTTCTAACATTTATGTAATCAAAGATACTAAACACCCAGAAAATGAAGGTAAAACATTTAAATATGTGTTTGGTAAAAAAATCTTTGAGAAAATTACTCAAGCGATGAACCCACAATTTGAAGATGATAAACCTATTGATCCATTTGATTTATGGGAAGGTGCGAATTTTAAATTAAAAATTCGTAAAGTAGATGGTTACCAAAATTATGATTTAGCTGAATTTGATAGCCCATCAGCGTTATTTGATGACGATGATAAACTAGAAAAAGTTTGGAAGAGTGAATTTTCTTTAAAAGAAATTCTTGAACCTAAAAACTTTAAAGACTATGCAACATTAGAAGCTCGTCTAAAAAGAGTTCTAGGGCAATCAAATCAAAACGCTAAGTATAAAACTGCTGAAGATTATACAGCAAAATCTCTTGATGAAGTTGAAGATGAACAATTTATCCAAAGCACAGTTGCTGAAAAGAAAACAACTGCTTCTTTTGCTGCTTCTACTGCAGTAATTGACGATGAAGAAGATGATGATATGTCTTACTTCAGTAAATTGGTTGGTGATGATTAATCAATAGTAGAAAGGGGCTGAAACGCCCCTTTTTTTATGCCGTTTTTACATTTCCATATGTAAGTGTTAACAACACTGGATCATCATTTCTAACTGCCATCATACTACCACCAGTTCCTGCTTGAGGTCTAGGGGCAGACGCTACTTGTTGAGGTGCCTTTTGTGGCACTTGTGATCCCATAACACTTTGAGATAATTTAGACATACCGCTCATCATACCTTGCATCATAACAACATTTTCTGATTGCGGTTTTTCTGGAATTACTGTTGATGCTTCCATAGCTGCGAGTTTTAATTCTTGCTGCGGTCCATTTTTGTCCATTAGAGGAGTTGCTGTAGCATTTTCGGTTTTAGATGCTGCGAGTTTTAATTCTTGCTGCGGTCCATTTTTGTACATTAGAGAAGTTGCTGTAGCATTTTCGGTTTTAGATGCTGCTACTTGCAATAAATCAGCTTTTTCTTTACTTGCTCTGCTTAACGTTCCTGCCTTTACATCACCGCTAGAACTTTTAAATAATTTATCATTATTTGCAATTTTATAGTCTTGTATTGCTGATACAATATCCGCATCTGACATTTTTGATGCATCTTTTCCTTCAAGAGCTTTTTCTATTAATCCAGTACTTCCTCCAAATTGAACTGAAGTACTCCAAACTGCTTCTTGTACAGCTCTGCCTGATTTAGATAAATCTATACCAGATTTTTGTAATTTTTCCATTTGCGGATCAAAATGGGACTGTTTTATAAATTCGTGTTGAGCGTCACCAAATTTTTCGTCTTTTGACGCAACTTCTTTCCATTTTTCATTAAATTCTTTTGAACCAGCAGTTAATCCTTGGAATTCTTTTGCGTATCCAGATGAATTTAAAAATTTATTTAATGTACTTTTTTCTCCGCCAGAAGAAGCTAATTGATATGTTCCGTATGACGCGCCACCGAAATCTCCTTTTCCAGTTGAAACAGTTCCTGCTCCACTTTTACCAGATTCATATTTTTGGGATACTGCTCCTACTGCTTTGTCTATAATAGATGGTGTATATTTTCCTTTTTTATATCCACCCATCATCATATCTTGCTCTTCGCCTTTAGACGTTCCTGGGAATAATGCTTTATGTGCTTTTTCTCCCTCATCTAATGAACCTAATGATTTTCCTCCACCGAATCCCAATAATTCTGTACCTTTATCCCAAACTGATCCTACTGCTGACGCAGTTTTTTTGTACGCATCAGTCCCTTGTATCCAGTTAACTTTTTCTTCTGCTGCTTGATCTGCGAGAGATTCGCCTTCACCAGTACCTAAAATAGCTGCAGCAGCTAATCCCCCAAAACCTCCTGCTGCATTAAAAGTTTTACTTGCTATAGACGGAATAAACCCACCAGAACCACCACCAGAACCACCACCAGAACCACCATGACTACCTTTGTGTCCAGCTCTTGCATTTTTATTTTCTGCTGTAATATCAGCATCAATGTCTTTTCTTGCAGCTTCGCGAGACATCGAAGATATACCAACAGACATTCTATCAGCAGTTGAGTTTAATTTCGTTAATGCTTCATAAATTTTATTTAAAATTTCAATAGCATTTGAACTGGCTAGACCACCATCCCCTGCAGTATTTCCAGCAAGTTCCCCTGAATCTCCACCTGAAGAATGTTCGATTATTTCTTCAGGAACAGCAGGTTCATCTGGTACTAATTCTCCCTGATGTTCTCCTGTTTGATGTTGGGTTGTATCTTGATGTTCTTTATCTTTTTTGCCGAATAACGATCCAACTAAATTGGAACCTAATCTTCCTATAGCTCCTGTAGCATTACCCAGAAATTCTCCACCTTTTTTAACTAAATTAGAACCAACTTCTACTGCCTTTTTACCACCTTCTTTTAATTTACTTGTAACATTACCAGCAAATTCTTTTGATGATTCCAATGCACTAGAAGCTTTTTCTTTAATTGCTTCAATACCCTTTTCAATTTTGGGTTTAAATATTTCTTTGGCATCAGAAACTTTACCTGCAACATTTTCAGCTAATTCGCTGCCTTTTGCTTTAATGGTTTCCATACCAGATTTAAAAGTGTTAGTTGCTTTATCTGCTAATCCTTCAGTTTTTGATAATATTTTTTCTTGAATACCACCTTTAGCAGCTTTTAAGGTATCAAACATTCCTGTAGCGATACCACCAGCTTTATCTGCTACTTTACCTGCAACTTTACCTATGGTTTCTGCTTTTGGTAAAATTTTTGATGCAGTTGATATTGCAGTTTTTCCTGCAGCAGTGGCAACTCTAGCACCAGCGGCAATTTCTCCTGTTCCTATCATTAACGAACCTGCTGTTCCTCCAGCGAATCCTGTGCTGTATGCAACAGGATTTCGTTGTAGAGCCTCTTCGTTTGCGTTTTCTTCAGATTTTAATTCATCAGCATATTTCGTTCCTTTGACTACGCTTTTGACACCAGCAGAGATATTTTCCCCGAACCCCATAGTTGCACCTTGCCAAGCACCTCGAGCGGTATCTCCAGCAGTTTGCACCCAGTTATTTTCTTTATCTGAATTATTTGCCATTTTTAATGTTGATTCCTAATAGCTTCTTGCTGTTTACGTTTTTCTTCTTTTTCTCTAATATGTTGAACCAATAAACCTATATAAATTTCCCTTTCCCAAGGGATCATCGCTTCCAGTTCAGTTAAACTATAACCATGATGTTGCATCATAGCAAAATTAGTTTTATAATAAACTGAAAGTTTATCATTACCAAGAATTAAGTAAAAAAATCGAAAATATCCTCAACTAAAATGTTGTGATTCATACCACATTTATTACAAGTTATATTTAATTTTTTTATAATTTTTGGTTCGTTTAAGAAGAATTGTTCTATTTTTTCGTACTTTTCTGTTGGTAAATTACCAATCCACTCAACAATCTTTTGTTGAGGAATATCTTTAGCATTATATGAAGAATTTTCATCATAGATAAAATCTACATTATTTGCAATAATCTCAAACAATTCTTTTGGTGTTGGTAATGTATCCTCTAAACCGTCAAGTTCAAATCTTTGGTGTTTTAATTTAATGCCAACATTTTCAGTAATTTCAATTATTGGAGAAACACCATTATCTAAAATTTCTAAATCGGTTAATAAATTTAATGTGTGATCCATAGTGTTGCCACATATAGTATCTTCAATTTTATTTTCGCATCTATATTTTAAATTTACAAGTTCAGATTCAGATCTGGCTCTAAGTTGATAAAATAAATATTCAACATCAGTAATTGGTAATTCTTCTTGTATATTAATATCTGTTATAATACAATTATTAATAATTTGTAATATTGCATTAATTACTGAATTTTTTTCTCCAGATTCTTTAGCCATTGTTAAAATTTTCTGTTCTTTAACTAAATATGGTCTAAATTGTATATTTTTTTTAGAAATTGGTAATTCAACAGAAAATGTTGGCACATCAATTGTCGGTAGCATACTTATAATCCTATTCTTGTTAATCCTGATGATAATGTAAAATTAGACAACCCCAAACCTGGTAGGGTTGATCCTATTGCTAAAGGGTTTCCACTTTCTATGGCACCATTTATGGTATTTATAGTGGAGGCAGTCTTAATAGCTGTCCCTAATAATTCACCTAATGGACCTCTTGTATAGGCGCCATTACTTTCCACATGTTTAAAATCATATGTGTATTCTGTATAAGCGAATGCAACATTTAATGATTGGGCTTCGTTTTGAGCTGCCCATGAAAGGGGAATTTGATTTATTGAAATTGGAAATGCATCAATTAATGTTACTTCAACTAACGGCATTCCTGTTATCGCATAATGTGTTATTTTTATTCTTGATGCGTATTCACTTTTATATCTAACATTATAAGTTGTTTCTATGCCAGAATTTTTTATAGTTTCTTCTCTTCCTGTGATATATGCTATCCAATTTTGAAAAAATTTTCTGGTTTTTTCATATTGTGAACCTCTGGTATAAAATGATAAATCTATATCCTTATATCCAGTCATAACTGAATGTTGTTCAGTTACCCCATATATTTTTTGGTGTACTGTAGCTGTTGATTCACCTGGAAGTTCTGCTGAATGACAAACATATCTTAAGGTATCATTATCAGCAAATTTATTAAAGTAGAACTCAACATCAAAGTATGCTGTTCTACCTATATCGTATGCTAATAACTCGCTCTTTGCTTCGCGATATTTTGAGTCATCAGTTTTCGGACCATTTCCACTCATTAACTCTTTTACTGTATCTAAAAATGACATTATAGTATCCTTTTAAAGTGTCATATCTTGTGTTGCCATAGATTCTTTCCAAACATATTGTTTCGTTTTTTTCTTAAATGCTTCAATAGGCAATGAAGCAGCAAACCCCCAATCTTCAGGTGGAATCAATTTTATTTCGGAACGAACGTTACTGGTTAAATATTGTTTAAAACAGGGTTCAAAAAACGAAAATTGTTGCACACCCTGTAAATTTTCGTATTTAATATTTAATCGTTCTAGTTCTCCATCTTTATACACACCTTTTGTTAATAAATTACTTAATAAAATCATTCTTGGTTCAACAGGAAGATAATGTAAATTTAATCCTGTGAATCGATCACGTTTAATACTGGTTAATAAAATTAATGGAAATGTATCATAATATTCTAAATTTTCTCTACCTTTTGGATTATAATGGAAAAGG